TGATCTTCAGGCCAGGAGGCGAAGAGGTCTTCGTCCTCGCACTGCGGATCTTGTGGTGGGTCGTCCGGCGGCGGCGCGGCAGCGTCGTTGCCCGATGCGTCAGCATCGGAGATGTTTTGGTTCTTTCCTTTGGTTCCTAAGGACGGTTCGGGTGACATGGGTGTCACCCCGTTCACGTCACCGGTGTCACCCCGTTCGGTCACCGGTGTCACCCCGTGACTCTCGAACGGGGTGACGTACGTGTCACCCCGTTCTCGCTCCATCGCGAGATCCCACACCTGCGGCCGTTGATCAGGTCGGATGTGCGCGACGAACGCCGGATTGCCCGGCCGGATCAGTCCGAGGTCGGTCAGCCGATCGACGTCGCGCTGTACCTGCCGGACCGACTTGCGCGTGTAGGTCGCCAGCGTCTCGTTGCTCGGGTAGCTACCTCGCCCGTCTCGCCCGGCATGGTTGGCCAGACCGATGAGGGTCGAGACGAGGTTCGCGGGTACGTCCGGAGCGTGCTCAAGCGCCCACGTGACGGCCTGAATGCTCATCGCCCGTCACCACCCGTAGGCCAGCGCTTGCCGGCCGGCGAAGGTCTCGATCGTCCGGCGGGTCAACGCCGCCGAGATCTCCCATAAGTCCGCCAGCTGCCCGGTCAACTCCTCGGGCTCGACCCCGCCGACAACGCGCTGCGCCAGCAGCTCCCGGATCAGCCGGTAGCACTCAGCCTGATCGGCGTCGAGTGCGGCTAAGCGCTCGTCCGCGGCGGTCATCGCGCACCGCCCAACATGAGCTCGCGCCACTCGGCTACGCGCAGCGGCGCCTGACCTGTGGCGAAGGTGCCGGTGACCCCGTCGTCCCAGAGGATCCGGACGCGCTCGCCGTTGGCCGCGCCCACGGTGCCGAGGTGCCCGGCCCGCCCGGTAAGCGACCACGCGACGCGCTCACCGGCCTGCAGTGGCGTCCGGGCGCTCACCGGAAACACCCCGAACAGCACTCAGCCCCCGATGCGTGGACCGGGGGCTGGTGCTGGCTCACATCGACACGATGTGCAGCCAGCATACAGCGGGGGGAATGGTCAAGGGAAGTGGCTAATCGAGATAGGCGCATCGCGCCTCCATTCGTGTCGATGGTGAAACTTCGATGCTCGCTCGGAACCGGAGTGATAAGCCGGGCAGCCAACCCGGTTACCAGCCATTATGGCACAGAGTGCTGTATAAACCTCACTCGGCCTGGCGGTAGGTGGTGAATTACCCCGTGACGCGGATCACCTCTGGATGGACGTAGCGGTACCCCCGGATGGGGGTGTCCCGCACGCTAGCCAGCAGGCCTGACAGATCGACTTCCGGGGGGTCGGACCGCGTCGCCCCGATCCCGTGCCTGTGCCCGGGTGTCGACCCCGTAGTCCCGGGTGCGGATCCCAGCTCGCCGGGCCGCCCGCGCACAGTGCCCGGTTCCCGAGTCCCAGGTCTGCGCGAACGCGGCACACACCGCATCCCGCGCCGGGTCGCTGTGGCCGACCACGAACTCGACCATCGCCAGGTTGCGCAGCATCCCCGCCTGTCTCCCGTGCTGTCGCCAATCGGGCAGATGAGGTGCCGGCACCAGCAGCCCCCGGCGCTTCGCCATCGCGGCGGCCATCTGATCGAGCCCAGCCGCACCGCCCCAGACCAACGCGACTCGGCCGGCCGGCACTCCCAGCACGTTCAGTGCCTCGCTGATCGCCGTATCGACCGTGGCCCGGTCGTCCCACCGCCGGGACCCGGTGACGAGCAGGATCTTCGGTGGCGTGGTCATCGTCGAACGGGACGGCATAGGTGCCGGGTGAACGCCTCGGCATCACGGTAGGTCCGGTGACACCGTGTGCAGTGTGCCTGAATGGTTCCGGACCACCTCGCCGAACATCCCCGGCAGCGGTTCGGCGAGGTGGTCCTAGTCACTGTCATGGAATGATGAGCCCGATCGTGTAGCCGAGAATCAACGCGCACGCGCATATCGCGATCACGATTTTCGGGGGGACTCGTCCGGTCACCGTTACTCGTCCTTGCCGGGACGCCCGGCCCGGCCGTGCTGCTTGATACGGGTGGACTGGTAGAACTCCCATGTCACCCCGTTCTGCCCGAAGATACGATTCACAGCCTCGGCGTGCTCCTTGGCCTCACCGTCACTGGTGAAGCCGGTGAAAGAGCACCGTATGGTCTCATCAGCGTTCCGGCAGGTCGCCGACCACTCCATCGCCTCGCTGAGGTCGATGACCACACTCTTTGCCATCCGCCTTCCCTTCTCTACGATTCCGGATGCCTATTCATGATATCAGACACGCGATTCTCGGCGACCGCCAGCCCGAGTTCCACTAGGTGATTCACGGCGGCGTTCTTGGTTATTCGCGGAGAGTGCTCCTCCGCGAATCCGCTGACTCGTTCCCAGAGCCCGGCCTTCCAGCGGATGTTGACGCAGATGGAGGATTCTCCACTCGCTTCCGTCATGGCGAGGGATGGTACCGGACCGGTGCGACAGGGGTACCGAAGTGGTACCGTATGAGCGCGGCAGCCCGGGTCTCGATCGGGCGGATGGCGTGACCCGGGCTCCGCTCCTACCCGTCCCCGCGCCACGGAGGACGGAAGCAAATAGGCGAACGCCTACGGTGTCTCTACCATGACCGTGCGCGATGGTCTAGCATCGACCGTCATCGGGCGGACTTCTTATCACGATTTATAAGAGGTCCACGTGGCGGCACCGTACGAACTGCGCGGCTGGCGCAAGATCCTGCTCATCCAGGAGCTCGCCCTCGACGCCCGACCGCAGACCGAGCTCGCCGAGGCCTTCGGCGTCACCCAGCCTGCCGTTAGCCAGTTCGCGACCCGTCACCGCGAACGCATCGCGAAAGCCCGATCCGAGATAGAGAACAGCGTCGCCGGACTCTGGATCTCCGACAAGTCGGCCCGGCTCGCCGAACTCGAAGACCTCGTGGAGCGGCTGAACGAGGAGATCGAGGGCGCCGACGCACGCACGCTGCCGAGACTGGGGCTGGTCAAGTGTCGAGCACTGCGCAACGCGGCTGAGGAACTGGGTCAGCTCGCCCCGCGGCAGTACGACGTCACCGCCCGGGTCCGTTACGAGGTGGTCGGTGTCGATCTGGAGGCGCTGCGGTGACGGCGGCGCTGGAGCACACCTACGCCCCCCGCGGGTCGGCCGTCGCCTTGTTCGCTCGGCGTGACCCCGAAGTTCTGGTCAGCGGCCCGGCGGGCACCGGCAAGTCACGTGCCTGCCTGGAGAAGCTGCACCTGATGTGCATCCTGAATCCCGGCATGCGCGGCCTGATCGTGCGCAAAACTCTGGCTTCGCTGGGCTCCACGGCGCTGGTCACGTGGCGGCAATACGTCGCCGTCGAAGCGTTCGAGTCCGGGCTGGTCGAATTCTACGGCGGCAGTCCACAGGAACCCCCGCAGTACCGCTACAGCAACGGCTCGGTGATCGTCATCGGCGGCATGGACAAGGCCACTAGGGTCATGTCCGCAGAATTCGACGCTGTTTATGTGCAGGAAGCCACGGAGCTCACCGAGACCGACTGGGAAGCGCTCACCTCCCGCCTGCGCAACTGGCACGTCAGTTTCCAGCAGATCATCGCCGACTGCAACCCGGCCCAGCCGACCCACTGGTTAAAAGCACGCTGCGACCGGGGCACGACCACGCTGCTGGAAAGCAGACACGAGGAAAATCCGCAGCTCTTCGACGATTCCGGCGAGCTCACCGACCGGGGCCGGGACTACATCGCTAAGCTGGACAACCTGACCGGAGTGCGCAAGCTGCGCCTACGATCCGGCCTCTGGGTCGCCGCCGAGGGAATTATCTACGAACAGTGGGATCCCTACCTCCATCTGGTGGATTCCTTCCCGATTCCTCCCGAGTGGCCGCGCTGGTGGGCCGTCGACTTCGGCTACGTTCGCCCGTTTGTCCTGCAGCGTTGGGCAGAGGATCCCGACGGTCGGCTCTATCTCTATTCGGAGGTCTACCACACGCGCCGTCTGGTCGAGGATCACGCCCGCGATGTGCTCGCGCAGGTGTGCCCCGGCGCCCCGGCTGGATCGGAGCCCGGAACGCAGGGCAAGTGGGTCGAGCCCAAGCCAAGGGCGATCATCTGCGACCACGATGCCGAGGATCGCGCCACGCTGGAGCGCCATCTCGGGCTGAGCACGGTCGCCGCACACAAATCCGTCAGCGACGGCATTCAAGCCGTGCAATCGCGCCTTCGGCCCGCTGGAGACGGCCGCCAGCGCTTGTTTCGTTTTGCGCGATGCGGTGACCGCCCGAGATCCCGAACTGGTGGAAGCCAAGCTCCCGGCGTGCACCGCCGAGGAATTCGGCGGCTACGTCTGGGCCGACACCGCAAAAGAGCAACCGGTCAAGGAAAACGATCACGGGATGGACGCCATGCGCTATCTCACCGCTGATCGTGATCTGACCGCCCGTCCCCGCATCCGCACGATGGGGGTGCCCCGGTGAGCGTCCGCCCGCTGCCGAGCGCCGATCGCCCCGGCGTGCTCGCCCGTCCCATCGCCAGATCGCTCGCCTTGGTCGACACCTGGGACGTCTGGCTGGCGATCGGCTACGTCCTGCTGGTCTGCGGGGTGAGCCTGATCCTGGGCGCTCTGGTCGGCCTGTCTGTCGGTATCGGCTCCGGAATGACCGTCGGCGGCGCCCTGCTCATGGTCGGTGCACTGCGCGGGGCGAGCGCGCAGTCCCTGAGCGAGCGTGGCGGCTGACATGGCGATCGCGGCGACGCTGGCCAGACGGGTGCGCAATGCGACACCCGTCCCCTACGTCTCCGGTTCCCGTGTCACCTTCCCCGTTCCGGCCCGGATGGATCCGGAAACGCAGATGCGTGCCATGGGCGCGGTCGGCACGCTCTACGCCATCGTCAACCGCACGACCACGGCCGTGGCCAGCGTGCCGTGGCGGCTCTACCGCAAGGCTCGCAGCGGCAAGCCGGAGGATCGCAGCGAGGTTACCCGGCACGCAGCACTCGATCTCTGGGCCAGGCCGAACCCGTGGATGCCGAGACAGGAATTCGTCGAGGTCTTCCAGCAGCACATCGACCTGACCGGCGAGTCGGAATGGGTGATCGCCACCGATCCCCGCGCACCGTCGATCCCGCTGGAGCTCTGGCCGGTCCGCCCGGACAGAATCGAGCCTATCCCGGACGCCAAGGAGTTCTTGGTCGGATGGAACTACCTCGAACCATCGGGCCGCAAGCTGGAACTCGGACTCGACCAGGTCATCCAGATCCGGATGCCGAACCCGCTGGACCCCTACCGTGGCCTTGGTCCGGTGCAGGCCATGCTGGTCGATATCGATTCCGCCCGCTACAGCGCTGAATGGAACCGCAACTTCTTCCGGAACAGCGCCGAGCCGGGCGGCATCATCGAGGTCGACAAGCGGCTCTCGGATATTGAATTCGACGAGATGACGACGCGGTGGGCCGAACAGCACAAGGGCGTGGCGAACGCACACCGTGTGGCTGTGATCGAGCAGGGCAAATGGGTGGACCGCAAGTACACGATGCGGGAGATGGAATTCACCGAGCTGCGCAGGCTCTCCCGCGACGTGATTCTGGAGGGTTTTGGCTTCCCCCGCGTCATGATCGGCGTGGTCGAGGACGTGAACCGCGCGAATGCGGAGGCCAGCGAGTACATCTTCGCCCGCTGGATCGTGGTGCCGAGGCTGGACCGAATCAAGGGTGCGCTGAATCACGACCTACTCCCCCTCTTTGGGGCGACGGCCGCGGATCTCGAATGGGACTACGATTCCCCGGTCCCAGAGAATGTCGAGTTGTCGAACGCGACACTGAAAGCACGGACAGAAGCGTTCGTGGCTCTGGTGAATGCCGGAGTGCACCCGGATGATGCGGCCGATGTTGTGGGCCTACCGCGCCTGACGATGGCCCTGCGGCCCGCCGTCCCGATCCCAACGGTAGACGGCTCTCCGGGTGCCCGGCTCACCAACGGTCACCATAACGGAGCGGGGGTGTACGCATGATGGCGCGCAGGGTGACCAACCGGACGACGAATCTTCAAACTCCACCACGGCATCGTCGTCCGGTGGATCGGTCGCAGCGCTGGTATCGGATCGAGAATGCCGCGAGCACCGCCGAGGCGACCATCTACATCTACGATGAGATCGGTCTCTGGGGTGTGACGGCCGCTGAATTCGTGCACGAACTGGAGTCGCTGCAGGCGATCAGCATCGAGGTCCATATCAACAGCCCCGGCGGCGACGTGTTCGATGGCATCGCCATTTACAACGCGTTGTGCAATCACCCGGCGACGGTGACCACCTACATCGACGGCCTGGCCGCGAGTGCCGCATCATTCATCGCTCAGGCCGGCGGTCGTGTATTGATTGCCCGCAACGCCACGATGATGATCCACGATGCCGAGGGCATCTGCATGGGCAACGCGGCGACGATGCGCGAGATGGCTGACCTGTTGGACCGGACCAGCGACAACATCGCCGATATCTACGCTCAGCGCTGCAGCACCGTTCGGCAGTGGCGTAAGGCCATGCAGGAAACCTCCTGGTATACGGGTCAGGAGGCAGTGGATATCGGGCTGGCCGATGAGGTGTACGAGCCGGAGCCGGGTTCTGATAATCAGCCGGCTGAACGCCGTCGTCGCGCTGCGGCCCCCCCCTCGGCCCGTGCCGACCGCGCGCCGCAGTCGGACATTCCCGAATCGGAGCACGACGCCATCCGGGCTCATCTGAACAGCCACCTCGATGATGCTCCGGAGGATCGGGCACCTATGCCGGACCAGCCGCTGCCGTCGGCGTGGTCGGGCGATCTGCTGCGCACGGCGATGACCGGTGGTGCCCGCGCGGCACTGGAACCGCACTGGGATCCGGACGCCTTCCGGCTGGCCATGTCGACGGCGGCAAACAACGCGCCGGCCGCGCCGGAACGAGCGCCCGCAGCGCCGATCCTCCCCCCGTTGCCTCCTCCGGAGCTGGCCGTCTGCCACGGCTGCCGGCGGCCGGTGGATACGTCCAGCGTGCTTTCTCATGACACCGTGCGCGCCATCATGTACGACGTCGTGACGAATGTTCCGGCTCTGCCGGACGCTTCCCCTGCGGCACCGGATCTCGGTCCCGCCATTCCCCTATTCGATCGGGCGGCTTTTGATACTGCGATCAGGAGGGGCCTGCTGTGACCGCAGCGACGCTCACCCCGGGTCAGCGCCAGCGCCTCGCCGATCGGGGCATCGAGCCGGACGATCTGGGCATGATTCTCAACCGGGCCGCGGGTGCTCCCGTCGCGCCCCCTCCGGACGGTGCTCCGGATCTGGAGGATCTGCGTATCCCGGATTCTCCGGCCGCGCTGGAGGACATGATCAATGACTCCAAGCGCATGCAGAAGGTGTTCGGCAATCCGCAGGCACTGTCGGAGTTCCTGAGCAATTACGCCAGGGCGTTCATCGCCAAAGAGCTCGACGTCGCACAGCAGGTCCGTAATCAGGTCGAGACGGAGTTGCAGAAGTTCGTCGCCGACTGGATTCGGGAGGAATCCCCGGACGGAGTTCGTCGCCCCGACGTGACCCCCTTCACCGCTCGCGACGTCGGCAGGCCGGGAAACGCCCGGAACGGTCTGTTCAACCCGCGTGCCATGGGCGCTGCCATCGACAAGGACTTCGCATCCAGCGCCGAGTACTTCCGCACGATCTGGCATATGTCCAACCGCACCGCTGAGGTACAGCAGCGGCTACAGCGGGTGCGCAACGCCTTCAGCTCCACGGTGCCCAGTGAGGGTGGTTTCCTCATTCCGGAAGTACTGCGTTCCGAGATCCTCTCGCTGAGTCTGGAAACGGCAATCGTCCGTCCTCGCGCTCGGATCATCCCGATGGAGACACTGCGGGTCCCGTTCCCCGCGGTGGATGCCACCTCGAACGTCTCGTCCGTCTTCGGTGGCATCGTCGCCTATTGGACCGAGGAGGGTGCCACCCTCACCGATACTCAGCCATCATTCAGCCGGATCATCCTCGATGCCAAGAAGTTGACGGCCTACACGCAGATCCCCAACGAGCTGATCAGCGACTCGATCGCCTCATTCCAGGCGATGCTGGATCAGATGTTCCCCGAGGCTCTGGGCTGGTATGAGGATCTCGCCTTCCTGACCGGCGGCGGCGTCGGCGAGCCGCTCGGCGTGTTCAAGAGCCCGGCGCTGGTCACCGTGGCTAAGGAAACCGGGCAGGCGGCCGACACGATCGTCTGGGAGAACATCGTCAAGATGTATTCCAGAATGCTGCCCGGCTCCCTGAACAGAGCGGTCTGGCTGGTCCCCCCGGACGCTTTCCCTGAACTCGCCACGATGGCCCTGAGCGTCGGTACCGGCGGTTCGGCTATCTGGCTGACCAACGGTGCCGGGACCGCGCCGACGACGATTCTGGGCCGCCCGGTCATCGTGACCGAGAAGGCTCCGAAGCTCGGCGATGAAGGCGATATCAGTTTCGTCGACTTCGGCTTCTACCTGATCGGCGACCGCCAGGTGATGAGCGCGATGAGCTCCCCGCACTACCGGTTCGCGAATGACGAGACAGCCTATCGCATTATCGAAAGAGTCGACGGCCGTCCGTGGCTGAACAGTGCGATCACCCCGCAGAACAACGGCCCGACCCTGAGCCCGATCGTCCGGCTGGCCGAACGCGCGTAACAGCCGATCCGGCACGGCATTCGCACCCCATGCCGGATTAGCTCCGAAGTGGCATTCAATCCCCACGAGGAGGGCATTCAATGGAAGGCCTCGGAAGACTGTTCGACATTGCGGCGGGTGTCGCCCCGCTCGATTTGCAGACGGCCCGGACGGGTAACCGGGTACACCTGCGCAATGCCGCAGGCTGCACGATCGTCATTTACAAGGGCGCCGGGACGGCCGGCGACGATCCCACCTTCACCCTGCGCCAGCACACGGCCGCGACCGGTGGCAGTTCGGCGAACCTCGCCGTGATCACCCACTACTATCTCAAGGCCGAAGCCACGCTCGACGGTGACGAGACCTGGACCAGGGTCGCGCAGTCGGCGGCGGCGACGGTGGTCGACCCGGGCGGCGCGACCACGTCCGCCGAGGAGCAGCAGATCCTCGTGATCGAGGTCGACGGCGTCGAATTGTCCAGCGGCTATGAATGGATCTCGGTCGATTGCGCGGACACGGGCAGCAACGCCCAGCTTGGCGCCGTGCTGTACCTGCTGCGCGATCTGATGATCCAGCGCTCGCCCGCCAATCTGGCCAACCCGCAGGCATAGGAGCCCACCGTGTCGACTCTTATCCAGGGCGATCAGATCCGGGCGCTCATGCTCGGCATCCGCGCAACCCGCGGCCCGACGACGCTCGTGCAGAACACGGGGACGAGCCTGTTCACCGTCGCCGCCGGCAAGGTGGCGCTGACCGGCGTCATCGGCGAGGTGACCACGGCCGTGGCGAACACGGCCAGCCTGACAGCCAAGCTGCAGTTCACCCCGTCCGGTGGATCTGCAGCCGATCTGTGTGCCGCGACGGGGATCACCGCCGACGTTGCGGGCACGCTGTATTCCCTGACCTCCGGCGTGGTGACGGACCTGCTGTCGATCCAGTCCGTTTCGGTGCTCGGCGTGACGCCGGTACTGGCCGCGGAGGTTCCGAGCGTCACCTTCGCCCACCTGCTCTGGCGGCCGATCGTGGTGCGGGCCGGAGCGCTGTCGATCCTGGTGAGCAACCACGACCCGGGCACGGGCGCCGTGAAGTGGCTGCTGACCTACATCCCGCTGGACGACGGCGCATCCGTGGCGGCCAGCTGATGGCGCTCTGGGTATGCGACGACTGCACGACGAAATACGCCGTCGGCCTGTCCCGCTGCCCCCGCTGCCATTCCGAATCGTTTCACGAGGACGGGGAAATGCCGAAGATATCCAAGCACGCCGGCCCCACCCATCAGCCGGGCGACGTCGCCGATCCGATTGAACCACTCGAACCGGAACCGGCGGACGAGGCCGTCGACACGGTGGCGGTCAGCGCGGAGTCCAGCCCGTCCGCACCGGCCGTCAAGGCTCGTGGGACAACGACGTCCCCCCGTCGATCCGAAAGCGAGCGGGTCGGTGGGGGCTGAACGTCCGCAGCGTTACTGCGACGGCTGCAGTGAGGTCGACGATCACCCGCGCCACATCATCGGCGTGGCGAACCACCCCAGCCAGGACCGCTCGCCGGAGCAGTGGCATCTGGACTGCCACGCCGCCCACGGCTGTGACTCCTGCGCTGCGCGGCTGGCGGGAGCGAGCGGCCGGACCGGTGCCGAACTGATGGCCCATTTCGCTGAACAGAGAGTGGGTGACCATGGCTGAGGGATGGGGTTCGACGGCGGCGAACTCAGCATTAGACACGCTGGTCGCCGCCTATCCGTGGATGAAACTGCACACGGGTGCTCCCGGATCAGCCGGAACGACGAACGCAGCCACGGAAACGACGCGCAAGCAAGTGACCTGGGCCGCGTCGTCAGGCGGGTCGGTCGCGAACAATGCCCAGGTGCAGTGGACCAACGTGGCCGGATCCGAGACTTACTCTAAATGCAGCTTCTGGACGGCGTCCTCGGCGGGCACATTCGGATTCTCCGGATCGGTCACGAGCAACCCGGTCACCGCCGGAGATACGTTCACCATCGCGGTCAGCGGCATCACCGTCTCGGTCACTCTGGCATCGTAGGTACAGGGAGAAGACTCATGGCAGTTCTCGCCGACGAAGACAGGCGCCGAGTGTGGGCACACGCCATGCGCATGTGGTCCACTTTCGGACTAGGAGCAATTCCTGTAGTGAAGGCAGATCTACGTGCTGCGGTGGACGCCACGGATACATGGATCGACAACAATCAGGCGTCCTACAACCAAGCGCTTACGCAGCCGTTTCGGGGCTCCGCGAGTGCGGCACAGAAAACACTTCTACTTTGCTTTGTCGCCATGCGACGTGTCGGGTTGTCCATGCTTCGCACGGAGGAGGACGGCTGATGGGCACTATCAAGCAACACTTCTCGGCGCCTATGGCAGACTTCCGTGCCGCCACGGCTTTCCCGCAGTACATCAGGAATGACGGAACCAACTTCCCGGTTCCGGTGCTGGCCTATGACGCGTCTTCCGAGGAGGATGCGTTCTTCTTATTCCGGGCTATCAACTACGGCTCAGGAAATCTGACCATCACGATCAACTGGTATGCCGACACGGCGACGTCCGGAGGTGTCAGTTGGGGTGTCAGCCTGGCGTGTATCACCCCGAATACCGACACCCAGGACATTGAAACGAAAGCGTTCGCCACCGAGACCATCATCTCTGATACCCACTTGGGAACCACTGGCCAGCGTGACCATGACGTGGTCGGCACCCTATCCAACCTGGACAGTCTGGCCGCCGACGACCTGGTGGCCTTGAAGTTGGCACGGAAACCAGCCGATGCGGGGGACACTATGAGCGGTGACGCTAATTTCGTCTTCTTCACTATCGCGTGGTCGGACACATAGCGATGGCGGTCCGGTTCTCCGCGTCCGGTCAGACCTACTCGTCCACCGCTGGACTACCAGCCAACAGCACGAATTTCACGGTTACCTGCTGGGCATACCTGACCACGGACCGCAACGCTACGTCAGGAGTATGGGGTTTCAACAGTTCGTGGAATCAACAGTTGCTCACCGATTCGGACGGCACCACGCTGCGCTTCAAGGACAGCCTATCCGGATCGATCGGTGCGTTCGCGCTGTCCACAGGAACGTGGTATAAGCTCGGAGCGACCCTCAATAATACGGCAGGAACGTTCTACCACGCCCCGGCCGGATCGGCGTTGACGTCGGATTCCGGGACGCTGTCGGCGACGTTCTCCGCATCGTCTTGGAGGATCGGATGTGGCGCCAACACCGGTGATTGGTGGAACGGGAGGATAGCGGCGTACAAGCAGTGGGGAGCGGCGCTCACCACTGCAGAAATAGACCGTGAACTAAGCTGCTACCTGCCGCTGCGAACAACGAATCTGTCCCGGTGGCACCCGTATCTTAGTGCTGAGACAACTGATTACTCGGGCCTCGCTCGGACTCTGTCCGGAGGGTCGGGGACGACAACCGAAGCAGGTCCCCCGATCTCCTGGACCCCGGAACCTTATCAGCTGAGAATTCCCTGGGATCCGGCCAGTGTCGTGTGGTACGCAGTGTATGACACCACAACCGGTGAATTGCTCTCCACCGGCAGTGTGGATCCCCGGCCGCTACCCGGCGGGCAGGGCCTCAAGGAGTACATCAACGGCCAGCCGGATCTGTCGATCTATGACTGGGATACGACGGCGCGCGATTTCGTGTTGCGTGCCGGATCCGACCTGATCGATCGGGTGGCCGATCTGGTGGCCGACGCCTCGTTGGCCTCGGCGTGGGCGGCGTTATCCGGAGCGCAGAGTACGGCCATGCAGAACCGGATCGGGCAGATGCTCGGCTCGAAACGTTACCGTCACGCAGTCGAACCCATCGATCTGGACTGATCATGGCGCTCTGGCCACTACAGGATGCCAGCCTGCAGATCGTGGCCGGCCAGATCACGTCAACCTCGTTGTGGACTACGGTTACCAGCTCCGCGACGGCCAACGCGGCGGGGAATTACGTCCAGATGTACGCCGCCACGCCGTGGCAGGTGTATGAGATCTGGCTGTTCCTCGCGCAGACCGGTCTGGCCGCGAGTGCCGTCAACGTGCAGGGATTAATTGATATCGGGATTGGTCCGGCTGGTTCGGAGGCATTACTGGTGCCGAACTTTGGTGCGGGCAGTGTCGGCCCGTTCGCCGCATGGCGCTTCCCCGTGACGGTGGACGAGGGTCGCCGGCTGGCGGTGCGGTTGCGCACCGCGACCGCCAGCCGCAGCTGCACCATGGGAATGGCACTGGTCGGCGGAGGGTCCGGCATGGAGGCCGGGTCCTCCGTGGCCACCTATGGCGCGGTGACCGCCAGCTCGATCGGTACCGTTCTCGCCGCGCCGGGCGCCGCGAACACCGAGTCCGCATGGACCGCCATCACCGCATCGACCACAGCTCCGATCCGGTGGCTGATGCTGGGGCTCTGTGCGCCCAACACAGCAACCGCGACGGCCACCGAGGGGCTTCTCGACGTGGGCATAGGGGCGTCCGGATCCGAACAGGCGATCATTACAGACGTGCCGTTCCAGGTCACGGCCGCCGAGCAGATCAACTTCCCTTGCTCGTTGACCTTCCCGGCCGACGTTCCAGTCGGCACCCGGATCGCGGTCCGCTACCGAGCGACGTCGACATCGACGCTGTCCAGCCCGAGCGTGACCCTGACGGGAATCGGCTGATGGCGAACACGGTCGAGTCCAGCGGCACGCAGACGGCCGTCATCGGTACCGAGCATACGTTGGCAGCGCCGACAACAGCGGCGATCCGGGTGTTGCGCGTCGACCGGAATGCCATGGTGGCCGGAGACCTGCTCACCTTGAGGGTCAAGACGAAGGTACTCACCGGGGGGACGATCAGAGAGCAGTACCACTGGAACTATCCGGGTCTTCCTGCGAATCCTGTCGTTGAATCCATCCCCATCGTGACACCTTTCGGCGCCACGTTCACCCTGCAGCAGACAGCCGGTACGGGCCGTTCCTACGACTGGTCGATCCTGTCCTTCGGGACCCCGGTGGTCGAATCCAGCGGTACACAGTCCGCCACGATCGGTACCGAGCACAGCCTCGCCACGCCGACCACGAACAAAACGAGGATCCTGCGGGTGGACTGCGTCAACCTGGCCGCAGCCGATCTCGTGATCCTGCGTGCAAAGACGAAGATACTCACCGGGGGCACGATCCGCGCTCAGCACACCGTGGCCTACTACAACGCCCAGACGGCACCGATCATGGAGTCACCGGTTGTCGCCGGACCCTTCGGTGCCACGTTCACCCTGCAGCAGGTCACGGCAGTCGGAAGATCGTTTGATTGGGCCGTGATCACGTTGGATTGAGTGGCTAGCCGATGCTGACCAAGCTCTACCACCCGCAGTACCTGCCGAGTTTCGCAGATGTGCCCGGCACGGTGACCGTCACGCTGGGAGCGTTGTCGACAACGTCGACAGGCACTAGGTCGACAGCAGGAACTGCGGCGTCGAGCCTCGGCACGCTGGTGACTGCTGCTCCCGGCAAGGTCGGCGTCCCCGGCACGGTCGCTGCCCCGCTCGGCAGCCTGGCCGCCACGGCGATCGGCAAGCGCACCACGACGGGTACCGCCACGGCCGCCCTCGGTGCCCTGAGCGCGTCTGCCGTCGGCAAGCGAACGACCTCGGGTACGGTCGCCGCTCCCCTCGGTGCGCTCGTCGTCTCAGCTACAGCCAAGGTCACAGTGCCGGGAGCAGCCTCGGCACCGCTGGCCGCACTCAGCGTCAGCGCGGTAGGCACGGTCCGGGTGCCCGGTACCGCAGCGTCCTCTCTTGGCGCGCTCAGCGCAGCCGCGACGGGCAAGCGGACTGCCAGCGGTACTGCAGCCGCCCCCCTCGGTGCACTCACGACCTCGGTTCACGGTGCCCCGGACCAGCCCGGAGTGATCGCCGCCTTCCTCGGATCGCTGGTCACCAGCGCGACGGGTACTCGCCGGACGCCCGGCACGGCGACCTGCCCCCTCGGATTGCTGGCCGCCGGTATCGCAGGCGGGCCGAACCGCTCAGGCACCGCGGCCGCTCCCCTCGGCGGACTCACGACCTCGGCGAGCGGTAAGCGGACCACCTTCGCCACGTCGACCGTTCCCCTCGGTAGTCTGTCGGTGACCGCATCGGGTGGGCCTGATCGCGACGGCACCGCCGCAGGCCCGCTCGGTGCGCTCCTTACCGCAGCGGTAGGTACCCGCCGTACGGCCGGCACCACGTCGGCTCCGCTGGGATCTCTGGCGGTTCTCGCTGCAGGTGGACCGGATCGCGCCGGCTCGGCAGCATCAGCCCTCGGCGCGCTGGCCGGCAACGTGGTAGGCACCGTCCGGGTGCCGGGCACGGTCGCTGTCTCGCTGGGAACCCTGGCCGGCAGTGCCTTCGGTGGACCGGATCGCGCCGGCTCGGTCGCCACCCCGCTTGGCCAGCTGGTGGCCGGCTGTGCTGGATCGGTCACGGTCGCCGGCACCGCCGCAGCCACGCTCACCGCGCCGGTCACGTCGTCGAGCGGAGTCCGCACCACGCCGGGATCGACTGCCGTCACCCTCGGCCTGCTGGCGGCTGCAGCCGTCGGTACCCCGACCGTCGGCGGGCCGGCCATCGCCCCGCTCGGCGCTTTGACGTGCACGGTCTCCGGTACGCCCGTCGCTATCGGTGCTGCAACCGCCCAACTGGGTGAACTTGCGGTCACCGCGGAGGAACACGTCATCCACGGGACGGCCTCGGTCTCCCTCGGTGCCCTGACATGCGCCAGCCTCGGCATCGTCGTGGTGCCTGCCGCTGTGGCCTGCCCGTTGGGCGGAATCGTCGCCACGGCGAGCGGTCTGCACACCGTGCCCGGCCAGGCCACAGCGAACCTCGCTGGCCTGGCTATCAGTGGATCCGGATCGGTGCGCCATGCGGGTACGGCGTTGGCTGACCTCGGAGGGTTGTCCGGAGCGATTACCGGCACCGTCGCAATGTCCGGCTCGGCGAGTGCCGATCTGGCCGGTCCGACGGTCGTGGCCATCGCGGTCGAGGTGATTAAGGGCTCGGCATCGGTTCAGCTCACCATGCCGGTGGCCGTGGCGATCGGCGCAGGATCGCCACGGCGGGGTTCCTGGAGTGGGCTCGCCACCACCCTCAGCCGAGTGCCGGTACCTGCAGTCGCGGCGTGTCCGAACGATGGTGAACCGCTCGGCGTGCCTGCACACTGCAGGTTCGACGGATGGGAGCCGGGATGGGGCTGATACCATCTCCGCCACGGACATGGAGGAGATTCGTTATGTGGGAACCGATCGCACTGCCGAGTTACGTCACCGCCTACTGCCATAACTGCGAATGGGAGGGGCATGAGGATGACGCTGATTATGTCGACGGATGGTGGATGGTCTGTCCAGAATGCGGAGCTGATGACGAGCTGGAACAGACCGCCCATTACTCATGAGTGGATCGATATAACGCCTCTCGATCAGATCCCCTATCAGATGATATGTGGATGCTGCAGCGAGGTGAGGCACTTCGTCGATCCACCTGTTGGAGGCGACCTGTGTCCTGGCGGCAGCTGAACGAGATCTGGGAGGAGAACGTCACCGAGCGCGGGGTCGTGCTGGAGAACCAGTGCCCCCGCGACGGTGAGGTCCTGATGGTCGGCGAGGACGGTGAGAAGCGGTGCAAGATGTGCGGCTGGCCGTTCGAGCTGAGCGCGTCCTAGCGATGAGATGATCAGACGGGATATCTCCTAATGGACCAACGACAAGCCTACGCGCTTGCTCATCCCCTGGATCGGGCCGACCTCGGCGTCGCCGTGCTGGCGCAGTACGTGCTCGACGAACGGCAGGTCAGCGGCAACATCCTCCGATCGATTCTCGCTGTGGATCGGTGAATGAGGCTCAACGATGGCGCGCCGGTCTGGCACGTGAGTCTGTCGCTGTACACCCCGACCTCTCAGTTACTTCGATCTCCCACTCAGCTGGAACGGGCCGGGATCGAGATACTGGCCGGCGTCGGCAACGATCGGGAGTGGTGGTGGTGGAATCGAAGCACGCGCATCGGGCATCTGCGGGTCGGCCTCACGCTGGAGGAGGTAGCCGCACTTCCCGAGTTTCCTGCCGAGCATGACGCCGGCGAGTCGGGCGTTGAGAGGCGGCGAAGATCGCCTCGGAAGGAGCGGCGGTGTGGGATCGCTCGGCCTATTCAGGCACCGTGACCACGCACGGCTCAACGTAGTACGTCCCATCCGCCCGCTGGCTCACCTGCAGGTACTGCACCTGCTGGCCGGGAATGACCGGGGTCCCGTTGTGCGCCAGAGCCGCCAGCACGGCTGCCACGACGGATGGGCGGCACTCAGGCCCGACCATCGCCTGATCGGCTGCGGCAGGCATGGCCAGCGCCACGGACAGAGCTGCTGCGGTCAGGGTCAGCAGGGCGAGACGGTATCCACGAGTGATCATGTGCGGGATGATACAGTGCAGTGCAACGGAGGAAGCGGCAGCCCTAGCTGAGTCTCGGGCCGCCGCCGTAGTGCCTGCCCGCATACGATCGGGCGTTCCGTATGTGCCTACGGCCGTCTCAGCCACCGTGGCGATCAATCATCTAATTGATTGAGGCCATACCGCGATCCTATCGTCCCCTCATCCTCAGGGTCATACGGACCAACTTGCCGAGTGCTTCGCGCTTATCACGTGCGCCGTCCTGCGCTATCGACCACAGAATGCGCAGTCCGATGACTGCCAGAACGATGAGTCCGAGTAGCACGATGCCGAGAATCACTACGCCGACCAGCAGTAAGCCATTCATCAGATCACCCCCCGCGAGAAGTCCGCGATCAGGTTCGGCACGGCCGAATCGAACCCCGCCACGTCCAACGACCCGGGATCCTGCGGATCGGCGATGCTGAAGTCCGTGGCTGTCATGCCTACCACGACCAGCCGGGCGTTGATACCGGAGCGTTCCCGATACTGCCGCAGAGCCTGGTGGGGATGCATCGAGCCCGCCCACGTCTCGTTATCGGTCAGAATGACGAACGTGTCGTACTTCCTGCTGTTGCCATCCGCCCACAACATCGGTAACGCGCAGTCCGTCCCGCCGAACGGGAGATTGGCGATCGATCGCACGGCGTCGTCGAGCCGTTGGCGAGGACTCAGCGGCAACGGGCTGATGCCTGAGGCGACCATATAGCCGAGGCCGCGATTGATCGACCGGACACTCGTCGTGCTCGATGTGAACCCGGCCACGTCGGCGTCCGGCTCGGTCGCCAGCATCACCAACGCCAGCGCGGCTGAGGCCTCACGGCAGGTCAGTGGCAGGCCGGAGATCCGCGCACCCATCGAGCCGGACACGTCCAGCGCGATCAACGTGCGCTTACCGGCTGGCTCGATGGTCCGGAACGCCGCATAGAACGCCGCATCCAGCGCATCGACAATCCGGCGTTCTGGCGACCATGTCGAATCGCCGCGCGCACTCTCGCCCGACGCGTAGGTCCGCTGCGCGATCAATACGTTGACCGGGTGGACGCGACCCTTGCGGAGCAGCGCGGGGGAGGCCAGCTGCTCCGCGACCCGCGTCCGGGTGGATCCGGTCAGCACGCCCAGCCTGGTCAGCCGGGGCAGCTGGCGCATGAGCGCGGTCTGCGGCATCCCCTTCTCGATCAGCGCGTGCCAGACGGCCGGCTCACTCAGTGCGGCATCGGGCAGCATCTCCCAGGACAGCCGGTTGTTCTGGATCAGCTCGACCCAGACGGACACCTCGGTAGCTGCTTGAGCCCGGACGAACGCCCGGATGAGCGGTGCGCCGCCGATCTCGACGTCGTGTGTGATCCAGTCGAACAGTGCTCGCCGGTCGTCTGCGCTAGCCTTCGGGTGCGCCAAGCGCAGCAGGTCCCGATGGGTCCAGCCTTCCCGCTGGCGGTACTTCACCACTTGGTAGGCGACGTCGTCCACGTCGCGCCACAGATACCAGTTGCCGACCGCGCGCCGAAGGCCACGGCCCCAGCCGCGGAACTGCTCGACGTAGCCAGCGAATAGGAACAGGTGAGTACCTGTCCGGCACACCGCAGGCAGCGCTGCAAGAGCAGCCTTACGCCCGTCGTCGTCACCCAGCCCTGCGGTCGCCGCGAGAGCGAAGATGGCCGGATTCTGCCGAGGCGCCCGGCCCGCAGTGGAGATCTCGACGATGCGTTCGACCAGCCACGAGCCACGCTCACGCGCCGACCGCAGGACTACGGAGGCGGTGTCCTTGGTCAGCTCGTGCTCTGAGGTGTAGTAAGTGCCGCCCTCGGTGCCCAGCGTCAGAAACCGGTGGATCCGGGCGTCATCGCCGACCCGGAAGCCGTAGCCGCCCGCGGAGTTCGGGACCTGCCGGGCGTCGGCCCGTTCGGTCTGCGGGGTGGTTCGGGTGCTGATCGCTGACAGGGCGTCCATTGCGCCCCCTCCTTAACCTGTCGATCAATGTGATTAATGCGTGAGCTGACACCACGTATGGCTGACTCAGTGCCGTGAGCGACCATCCAGCCCCGCTTAATAAGGATCCCGAACGTGTGCGTCTGAATGTCGCAACCATGTGCGCGTCCATAATTGACAATGTCTTGGATGATCGGCCACGCTAGGATTCCGGCGCTGAACTGCCATCGTAAGGTTCCGGTTCGCTCCGGTCTCGATGGTCTGTCCACGGGAATAGGATTCATTTCCTTCCTCGCATCGCGCCCATTCCTGTGACGCGAAGTGTAATGCTGAATCTTCCCGCCTCTAACCCGATATCCTGTTCGCAGGAGCCTGGAAACATTTGTGGAACACCATGATAGGCCATTCTTGACGGTCCGCCGAACACGAACAGATCGCCCGAGGCCAACACCACATCAGTATACGGCCCATGTCTATTTTCGGTGTTGCCTAAACGAAACACGCAGCTGTCGCCAAGACTCAACGACACCACAGGCGCGGCACTTTGTTCATCTTTATCCTGATGCATGCCGAGCTTAGCCGCGCCAGCATAATAGTTGATCAGCGCAACGTCGGGGTGGTACTCCTCTTCCGCCGCAACGCCGTACGCTTCAGTTACGGCGCGACTACCCAACCGGACAAGCCATTCGGGAAGCAGCTTGACGGGCGTGCCATCATCGGTGACACGCCCATACTGGTAAGGCGTCCAGTGCCAACCGAGACACACTTGCTGGACTGACATCACCCCGCCCCAAGGGAGTTTAGTAGCCCGCAGTCCCGAGGGGGCTCGCGCCCAATCTTGGCACTGCGACACAATCCAGCGTTGGTACGCTACCGGCACCCATCCAGGAATATGAATTGCTCCGGGCGCAACCTCAACCCGGTGTATCTGGTACTCTGTCGGATCCATTGCCGACAAGCCTCCTGATGGTAAGGCCCTGCGGGCATGTTCGTCGCGACCGATACTTTCTTTTGGTAGTCGAGGATAACCGACCGCTACCGGCCCGCAGGGCTGTTGCTTGAGGGAGGACGGGCGTAGCGGTGCCTGCCGAGTGCTCTGCCAACTGAGCTACGGACCCCGGGGTGCTGTTCAGGCACAGAGGGTCCGACGGGATTCGAACCTGTGATAACCGACCGACGTCCGGCCCGTCCTCCTATTCAGTTGTGATGATCGGGGATGGCGGGCATGTGATGACTGCCGGGTTTTAGGCGCTCTGCCAACTGAGCTACGCCTCGGCTAGGCCGTTGCGGCGGGATTCGAACCCGCGACCACCCCATTAATAGTGGATAACCGACTGTCGCCGGCCCGCCATCCCCTATTGATTTATCATGACGAACGGATGTGATGTGACTGCCGGGTTTAAGTGTGCTGCCATTACACTACACCTACGATACGCAGGTGACGGGATTCGAACCCGCTCCACTTCCTCCGCATGGATAACCGACTGTCTCCGACCCGTTCTCGCGCTGAGGGTACCGTCATGCGGTACGGTACGTCAAACTGATTGGTTCAAAATCCAGGAGGCGATGGCCTCCATAATGTCCTCGCTGTTGTGTGGATTCTGACTCTCCACGTGTGTCGTGAGGTCCGCTGGCCAGCAGGACACACGCTGACCACGCAGGTCATCCCACCGCGCGCGTTGCGCTGGATCGAGCCGGTCCACTGCGGTCTGAAACATCGTCTAACTCCTAACCGCGTACGTGCTCCAATATTGCCTTAGTCACGCCGGAGTGAACGTCAGATCGTCACCGGCGTCAACTACGGTGCTGGCTGGCATGACCATGAATCCGTCCTCGAACCACACGCACACCTCGCTGTTGCGCATGTCCTCGATCGAGGTGACGCAACGGCCGATGAGGATTGCTCCGGGCTTGACCTGCGTAATCGTCATGCTGTCCTCCATGTCCCGTGACCCCGTCGGGTACTACCAGTATGCCGCGTTGCGCGGCTGTTGTCAAGGTCCGATCGGCTCTTCAGCAAGTCTTCTACCTGATCGGCCGGGTAGCCGCGGACCTCCCGGATGCCGGCCCGGTACAGGATGCTGCGCACGGTCGACGCGGACATGGGATTGCCGGGCCGGAGCAGCCGGCCGATCTCATCGGCTGACAGCAGCTTCATCGGAGCACTTCCTCCCGGCGTCCGTCAGCACCACGGCGCCATCACCCTTCGGGTTTGCCAGCGGGTGACCAGGCTCGCGTGTCACCAGTCCGGCACGAATGCAACGCTTGACGATGGCGTACCCGTATTTCGTCGATCCGTGTGGCCCGACCCATAAGGCCAGTCGATGGACACTCGGCAGTGCGCCGCCTTCGCCCGCGAGTAACTCACAGGCGAGTTGCATTTTATATCCGATCCGCAACATCGCCTTCACCACTGCCGAGTGTCGTAGTTGTCATGAGCAAGCAGGACGACGGCATCTCCGGGCTCGTAGTACTGTTCCATCAGCGAATCAGCGGGCAGTGCGAGATTCATGTAGTCCCCGCGCGCCCAGCTGTAGGCGATCAACGGCATGTCGTCAGGTACGTCGGCCAGCAGAGCGATCAGAACTTCCTTGTTTATCGGGGAAGAGCGCGCTGGATCTGAGCCGAGCGGCAGGTCGTCCGCATCCAGCGCAATCGAACTTGCTTCTGCCTTGATAAGGAACCGGACGTCCTCTGCGGTCAGGTGCAGATCCATGCTGATGGCTCTCGAAAGATCGTAGGCCATCAGCGGCGTGTCGCCGGGCAGCTTCGCGAGCAGTGTCAGCAGCTCGCCCTTAGTGATTGTGGGACTCATCGTCGCGGGCATGACCATCCCCCTCCTCAATGGAATCAGTTGGTCAACCAATTCCCCGTTCACCAGTGTCGGTAGCACGGGACCATCTTCATGAATACGACCGCGCTCCACAAATGAGCTTTCCATCGTCAGCATCCTTGGTTTGTTGCGAGCAGATACACGACTGGCTCTACCGAGCTTCCGAACGACCAGTACTGGCCAGTGTCGCAAAGTCGGTACCTGATTTCGGAGTCGGCGGTCCGAGGACGATAGACGGCGATGACAGTGCCCGAGAAAATCTCGCTCGTGGCCACGCATCGCCCGGTGATGCGATCACCGATGGTTGTGGCTTCCATCCCTGCTACCTCCATGTCCTGTGACCCCGTCGGGTACTACCAGTATGCCGCGTTGCGCGGCGGGTGTCAAGGGCGTGCTGGCTGGCACCTGCTGATAGCATGATGTAGTACCCGACGGGGTCACAGGACATGGAGGAAGCGTGGACGGCGGTGTGGAACCGACGATCGGCGGTCTGTTCGAAGGCCACGGCGGCCTGACCATGGGCGTGCAGCGTGCCATCGGCGGCCGTCTCGCGTGGTATTCGGAGATCGACCTCGCGGCGTGCGCCGTTCTCACGCGCCGCAATCCCGGCGTGCCCAACCTCGGCGACGTGCGGTGCGTCGAGTGGGACTCGGTGCCGAGGGTGGACGTGCTGACGTTGGGATTCCCCTGCCAGGACATATCGGACGCTGGCCAGCGGGCTGGCCTTCGGCCGGGGACGCGCTCCGGCCTATGGGATAATGCAGCGAAGGCGATCTCCATCCTACGGCCCGAACTGGTGGTGATTGAGAATGTCCGAGGACTGCTCTCGACCAGGGCCGATGATAGCGGCGTGGAACGCTGCCCGTGGTGTATGGGAGACGGTGGGGGGGGACTCTTCTGCGAGCACTCGGACGTGTTCTCGGCGACTTGGCCGACTGTGGGTACGATGCGCAATGGCGTGGCCTACGCGCTTCCGACGTCGGGGCACCGCACGGCCGTTTCCGGGTATTCATCATCGCCCGACCTGCTCCCTACCCCAACGGCATCGGACCGGTTCGGCCCGGGGGAACACGGGGATGGCGGTCCGGAGATCCGGACCGCCATGAGTCGGCTGTTTCCGACGCCCGGGGCGTCGGATGGGGAGAAGGGCGGACCGAATCAGCGCGGATCGGCGGGGGATCGGATGCTGCCGTCGGCGGTGATGGCGCTGCTCCCGACGCCAGCGGCCCGCGACGCGGGCCGGGGTGCGGGGTGGGGGGATCAGCCGGGCAGGCCGTTGAGCGAGACGATCCATCGGCTTCTCCCGACACCGAGGGTCGCGGCGAGTCGGACGGGCAGATCGACAGTGAAGAACTCCTCGACCAGCCCGTCACTGGAGCAAGCAATCGAGATCGCACAGGGGGTTCTGCCGAGAGAGTTCGAGACCTGGGATGGTCTCCCCCCGAGCTGGCATGGGGACCGTACGGACCAGCCATCCGACGCTGGGAACTGATCATCGGCAGACCAGCACCCGCGCCGACACAGACCGGTAAGCGCGACGGCCAGCAGCTCAGCGCACGGTTCGTCGAATGGATGATGGGCCTGCCGGACGGTTGGGTTACCGCCGTTACCGGATTGAGCCGCAACGACATGCTCCGGATCCTCGGGAACGGCGTGGTGCCTCAGCAGGCCGAGCTGGCCGTACGGACGATGCTGGCCGTGCCGGTGCGCTAGCTAATCAACGATCGTCAGAACATCATCGGCCACGGTCGCGCCCAGATCGATGAATGCGATCATCACGTCGTCGACCATGACCGCGAGATTGCCAAGGGCGTTCTTGACCAGGACGGCGTCGAGGGACAATCGCTGAACCCGTCGGCAGGCATCGATCAACTCATCGGGGGTCATGATGTGGGCGCCCGACTACCGACGTATGCGCGTTGCGCCGAGATTGCGGACGTGACGCAGTCCGCTGGAATCAACCCGAGATCGTCGGACCATCGTACGGCGGACAGAATCAAGTTGCCTAGCTCGCGCATGAGGTCGTCGGCTGACACGTGCCTGCCTTCCTGGTGGTCGCGAGCACACCGACAGAGATCGCCACAGACGACTCCGGCGGCGATAGCCACCTCCGGTAACGCCATCCGCTGCTGACCCCAGATCGTCCTAGCTTCGCGTAGCAGTTCGGTCAGCGTCGGATCTGTCACCACGCTGATGCTAGTGGTGACGACTCGCCGGGGGTACGCTGCGGGCAAGGTCGGGCGGACCACACCCTCTGCCTACGGGCAGCGGCCAGGAAAGCAAGGGTCAGGGGTGGCGATCCACCGGCCGTGCTACTGCACGCGCGAGGACGTCTGCCGCGCGCTGGACATAGCGGACACAGCGCGCGCATTCGCGCAGGTAGACCGCCTCCTGCAGGCTGCCGCCGACGGCATCGACGCCGACACGCACCGGGTGTTCTACCCGATCACCGAGACGCGGTACAAAGACTGGCCGAACGAGCAGAGCCCGATCCCCTGGAGACTCTGGCTGGACGCCGACCAGCTCATCAGCCTCACCAGCCTGGTCAGCGGCGGGATCAGCCTCACCCCTGGTCAGTACGTGCTCTGGCCCCCCATCGGGCCGCCGTACAGTGCGATCGAGATCAATCTCGCGGCGTCGGCGGCCTTCAACGTCGGAGCCACCCATCAGCGCTCCGTGGCCCTGACCGGAACGTGGGCCGGTTGCGCGGTGCAGATCGCGGCGGCGACCAGCCTGGCTGAGCCGCTGGACGGCACTGAGACCGAAGTGGACGTAACCAACGGCTCCGGCATCGGGGTCGGCGATCTGATCGTGGTCGACGCCGAGCGGATGCTGGTCAGTGATCGCGGCTGGCTCGATTCCGGCCAGACGCTTCAGTCTCCGATGGCAGCCTCGGCTGCCGCCGGCACGGTCGCCGTGACCAGCGGATCGGCGTTCGCGCGGGACGAGACGCTCCTGTTGGACGGCGAGCGGATGTTGATCACCGACGTGGCGGGCAACACCCTAATCGTTAAACGGGCATGGGACGGCAGCGTGCTGGCCGAGCACACGGGCTCCACGATCTACGCCTCGCGACGGCTCACCGTGCGACGTGCACAGACCGGCACCTCAGCTACCACGCACTCCGACGGTTCCACGGTGAACTGCTGGATTCCGCCCGCGCTGTTGAGTCAGCTGGCCATCGCCGAGACGATCAACGCCGTTGAGCAGGAGCGCAGCGCGTACGCCCGGGTGATCGGATCCGGTGAGACGGCGACCGAGGCCCGTGGCGCCGGGCTGGCCGACCTACGGGCCAGAGCATGCACGGCGTACGCCCGCAAAGCGCGGACGCGGGTGGTCTGATGAGCGAACTGGTGAGGCTGTCCGGTCCGTTATTCGACGGGCGGGCCGATCGGGCGCTGGACGCCTACCGCCAGGCGGCTCAGGAGGAGGTCGGCCGCCAGGGTGTCGACGACGTGCACGCCGTGCTCGACTCGGTACTGCAGCGCCCGACGGGGCGCTATGAGCGCGGCATCCGGACCACCCGGCAGCGCGACGATCTCTCGATCAATGACTCCGGGATCGTCTACGGCCCATGGCTGGAGGGAGTGGGCTCCCGCAACCGGACCACGCGGTTCAAGGGGTATTTCACCTTCCGGAAGGTCGCTCAGCAGTTGCAGGGCAAGGCTGGCCAGATCGCCGAACGCATTCTCGGGCAATACTTGGCGAGGATGAACTGATGGACACCTCCGCGATTCTTGACCCACTCGTATCCCACGCCCTCGCTTCCGGACTGTTCGAGCGCGTGAATCAGCACGAGCCGAAGTCTGCACCGCACACCGGACTTACGGCGGCGTTGTGGGGAGATCGGATCGGACCGGTTCCCGCAGGTTCCGGGCTTGCTCGCACGACCGGGCGGATTGTCTTCAACCTGCGCATCTATCAGAACATGCTGAGCGAGCCGCAGGATGCGATCGAGCCCGGAATGCTGAGTGCGGTAGACGCTCTGATGACGGCATACTCCGGTGATTTTCAGCTGGGCGGAAACGTCCGCAACATCGATCTGCTCGGCGCGGCCGGAATTCCGTTGGAAGCGCAGGCCGGATACATCACGCAGGATGGACGGCTCTACCGCGTCTACACCCTGACGGTTCCGGCCATCGTCGACGATCTCTGGGAGCAGGTGGCCTGATGGCGGACAATGAGAACGCCGCGATGGTTGGATACAACGCCTACGGCGAATCGACTGGGTGGCTCAACTGCCGCGATGAGCCGATGTCGCAGTGGGGTGATCTGACGCAGCGACAGCGCACGGCGTGGATCGCAGCGGCGACCGCCATCGAGCAGAGCGCGCAACCAGCCAACCCCATCCGGGAGGTCCGGCTTCCCGCCGGCTGGTCACTGATCCGCCATGGTTCCCGCTATGGACGGGGTCGGCGGCCATGACCCAGATCGCCGACCAGCCTGCCCCGAAGATCCGGTCCGACCTCTTCCAGCGTGAGCAGGTCGGCATTGATCGCTACGGCACGGCGCCGCAGGCGCACAACGGCCGAGACTCGATCATCGACGCCTACCAGGAAGCGCTCGATCTCGCCTGCTATCTGCGGCAGACGATCGAGGAGGGTGGGTTGGTCGCTCGCCACGGCGCCGACGACACGCCACGCGATCCAGCAGTGCACGACACACCCGGCCAGCTGCTGGCGCTCATTCTCGATGGTTCAGCCGAACGGCGAATCGAGATCTGTGAGAAGTTTCAGGCAGCTGCGCGAACGGGGAATGAGTGTTTTCATTTTGACCACGTCGGTCGAATAGAGCTGCTGGAGCATCGGGTTCGGGAGCTGTCCTGTGCGCTGGTGAGGGCAATGTCCGGACTGCCGGTCGCCCCTGATTCCGACGTGGCGAATCTTGCTCGATGGGAGGCGCGCGGTGACGGCGGCTGACAGCGATGGTCCGGTCGTCCTGGTCACAACGGACCGCGGGGGTGATTCCCTGGCGAGCTGGTTCCCGGACCTCTGGTCGGCCGAGCGCAACCACCTCACTCTCAGCGCTTCCCGACATGGCGTGAAGATCCACGGTGCCTACCTGCACGAGGTGCCGGACGAGTGGATCGAGTCGGCCAAGCAGGCGTATGCCGCGCTGCGGACGGACCGGGCGGCCGATGTGAGCCATCTGGCGACCCATCGCCATCACGGGGTGTCCAACGGCCCGCTCGTTCCGATCGAGGGAGGTGGGCGATGACGAATCCCGATCGGCCGTGCAAGCATAACGATTTCGCTGCGAACGTGGCAATAGGTCGCATCGGTGAAGCCGAGACTGACGACGGCATGCCGCAGGCGTACGTCGCCGAGATCACCGTCTCGTGCGCTCAGTGCGGCGAGCGGTTCCGTTGGGCAGGCGTCCGCGCCGGGCTGAGCTATCACCATCCGATGGTATCGCCTGACGAATTCGAGCTCCGCGCACCGTGCCGCCCGGCCAGCGCCGATCCGGACTTCGGCCTCGGCATACCGGGGTTCTCGATCGCCTACCGGGGGCCGGACCATGGCTAAGCGATCCGGTCTCGGTATGGCGCTCTATGTCGCCGGGTACGACCTCAGCGGCGACATAACGGCCCTCGACAATGTCAAGGGCGGCCCAAATCTGCTGGAATGCACGGCGATCGACAAGAACGGGATAGAGCGTGTCGGCGGACTGTTTTCTGGACTACTGGGCTGCACGAGCTGGTTCAACCCGTCCGCAGGCACGGCGCATGACCGGTTCAACAACCTTCCGACCACCGATCAGCTGGTCAGCGCGCGGATCGGCACCTCGCTCGGACAGCCGTCGGTGGATCTGCTGGCCAAACAAGTCGGGTACGACGCCAACCGCGCGAATGACGGTGCGCTGACGTTCAAGGTGGAAGGACTGTCGTCCGCCGGGTATCCACTGGAGTGGGGCGTCCAGCTCACCGCCGGCAAGCGAATCGATTCGACGGCAACCAACGGCACGGGCGTTGACGGCACCGCATCCAGCGCGTTCGGGCTTGCTGCCTATTTACACGTGTTCGCCTTCGCTGGAACCTCGGTCACCGTCAAGATCCAGCATTCCAGCGACAATGGCAGCGGCGACCCGTACGCCGATGTGACCGGGGCGGCATTCACCGCAGCCACCGGGATCACCTTCCAGCGGGTGCAGACCGCGAACAACCTCACGATCAAGCGCTGGCTGCGGGCGGTCACGACGGGGACGTTCAGCAACGCAGTTTTCTCCTGCTCTGTAGTGCGACACCTGACTGCGGTGCAGTGACGATGACACTCGGCGAGTTGGATGGTATCGCGGGGGGTCAACAGCTATGCGGATGAGAATGGCGACCTCGGCACCTCGGTTCCGACTACCTGTCACTGCCGTGAAGACATACCAGGTGCAGGCTCCACTCATCACCCACTGGCGCCTAGCGACCTGCGCCGAGGTGGACTGCCCGGTCTATCTGAACGAATGGCGCATTCGCGTGGAAGGCCTCACCCCCGCGCAACAGCACGCTATCCGAACGTCCGGCCGCCGATTCCGCGTGCTCGATCTCGGTGAGGGTCAGACGTGGTGGATTTTCGAGCCTGGCCAGCGCTGCTTCCGTGCGCATGAGCACCGTCTACCGGTCGGCCGGCCGAATCTCTACGTGGTGCGCGACGGAGACCCCTGGCGTGGAAATCCGCGCGGCACTCCAGCGCGACGACATACCCGCCCGGAGTTCTGGGTGGAGGACTTCGCCGAGCATCAGCAGATGCTGTATGACCAATGGAGGAGAGGCTAGTGGCCAAAGAGTCCGGCTTAGGGGCCTCCCTGGCGATCGATGATTCCGCCGGGACGCCGCGCACGATCAGCAATGATGTGAATGATGTGAGCATCTCCACTCCACGGGGAGTGCAAGAAACGACCGGTGTCGACGTGTCAGCGTTCGAAAGAATCCTGTTACTGGCTGATGTGAAGGTGGAATTGAATGGGGTTTTCAACGACGCGACCAATATGAGCCACGACGTGTTCAAGACGGTTCCGAGCACGTCCGTCACCCGCACCACCACTTTCGGGGTGTCCGGCCAGACACTCGCCACCGAACTCCTCTTCGAGAATTACGAGATGAGTAGGAAGAACTCCGGGGAGCTCACCTGGAAGACGACGGGGAATCTCGCCAACGGCGGTGTGCCGACATGGAGCTAGGATGAGCGGCTTCCGGAGGGAACGCAAGATTTACAAGCTGCGCTTCGCCGATCCGGAGCTTGGCGGCTTGATCGTGCGAATGCGCCCGGCCCCGGTCCGCGCCATTCTCAACGCCACGAAACTCGCCGGCTTCGCCAGTGACCCCGGATCGATCGATACCGAAGGGCTCGATGCTCTCGCTTCGATGTTCAGGGACTTTGCAGATGCGCTGGTCGACTGGAATCTTCTGGACAATGGCGGCGAGCCGGTTCCGGCCACCTTTGACGGGGTCTGCGGTGAGGATGCCGAATTCATCTTTCGGCTGTTCGCGGTATGGACCGAGAAGAGTAGCGGGGTGTCTCAAAATTTAGATCAGACCTCGAACGGTGGCGGGTCGTTGGATCTGGCGTTGATTCCTGTGGAGCTGTCCTCGACAAGCCCGGCGAACTGATCCGCGCGGAGGTGACCTTGGGACTGTGCGAGCGGTTCGGGTGCCTGCCGAGCGCGCTAGAAGAAGAGGATGCCGATCTGCTGCGACTGGTCGCCATCGAATCAATCGCCCATCCACCGGACAGTGAGCGATGGCCAACGAGGTAGAGATCGTCGTCACGGCGAACAACAGCCGAGCGGCAGCGGCGATGAAGGAGACGGCCGCCGACGCCCGCAAGATGGGCGATTCGGTGAAGTCCAGCGTCCAGGACCTCGGCACCGCGGCCGACAAGATGGGTGGCGAGGTATCCAAGCTGGGGCCGAAACTTGCCGGTGCCGGTAAAGCAGTGGCTCTCGGTGCCGGTGCGGCGGCTGGTGCGGCAATGGCGTCCGGATTCGCCGCCTCGCTGCAGTTCGATTCCGCGAACAAGAAGATGCAGGCGCAACTCGGGGATCAGGGTCCGGAGTTCGCAAAGGCAGGGCAGGTTGCCGGGAATCTGTATTCCAGCGCTTACGGTGATAGTCTCGGCGAAGTCAACGACGCCGTGCGGACGGTGATGCAGTCCGGGGCGCTGATGAGCGACGCCACGACCGGCGATATCGAGCAGATCACCGGCGAGGCAATGTCGCTGAGCCAGGCATTCGGCGTCGACGTCAGCGACTCCATGCTTGCGGTCAGTAGAATGGTCGCAACAAAAATGGTGCCCGATGCTCAGGCCGGCCTTGATCTGATCACGAAAGCATTTCAGAAACTTGGCCCTGGGGCCAAGGACGTGGTAGACACCTTTACGGAATACAGGGTCCAATTTCAAAAAATTGGAGTGGACGGGAAGGAAGCTCTCGGCATGGTCCAGCAGATGATGGACGCCGGGGCGCGCAGTACCGACCTTGCCGCAGATGCCCTGAAGGAATTTGCGATCCGCTCCATTGACGGCAGCAAGTCGACAGCCGACGGCTTCAAAGCCATCGGGCTGAATGCCGACGACATGGCCAAAAAACTGGCCGCCGGTGGGCAGACGTCAGCCGACGCGTTTCAGCTCACCATCGACAAGCTGAAGGGGATGAAGGACCCCGTCCTCCAGTCGCAGGCTGCGGTAGCACTTTTTGGGACACAGGCGGAGGATCTTGGCGCGGCTCTTTACGCCATCGATCCGAGTAGCGCGGTAGCCGGGCTCGGGCAGGTCGCCGGTGCAGCCGAAACGCTGGACGCCACAATCGGCGACACGGCACAATCTAAGATCACGTCAATGCAGCGCTCAATGGAGCAGATGCTCGCATCGTTCGTCAACGCGCCCGGTATCCTCGGTGACGCCGGAGCTGCTATCGCCGGATTCGGCGGTCCGGCACTGGCCGGGGTATCGCAGGCGGCTGTCATCGCCACGGCGCTGCCGGACAAATTCAAGGCCATGGCGGTCGGTGCTGTGACCAACTTCGCGAGTATGACGGCCTCGGCTGTGGCGCACGCCGCCGCATCGATCGCCGGAGCCGTCGCCTCGGCTGCCGCGTGGATCGCAGCGAACGCAGCCATGATCCTGGCCACGGGAGGAATCCTGCTGGCCATCGCCGCCGTGGTCGCCATCGTGGTCCTGTTGATTCAGCACTGGGACTGGGTCAAGGCTAAAGCTGGCGAGGTCTGGGACTGGATTAAAGGTGCATGGGATGGCATCAAGAACGCCGTGGTCAGCGCCGTCCAGGCCGTCATCGACTGGGTCAAAGAGAACTGGCCGACCATTCTGGCCATCATGGGCGGGCCGATCGGTCTACTGATCAAGCTGGTCATCGACAACTGGGACAAAATCAAGGCGGCATTCCAGGCCGGAGTGAACGCCGTGCTCGGTGCGGCCGAATGGATCGGATCCCTGCCGGGTAAGTTCTGGGTTTGGCTGACGTCGATGGCCGATGCGGTCGGCGATCGGATCGGTGCCATCGTCGGGTGGTTCAAAGATCTTCCGGGCCGCGCGTTGAATGCCATCAGCAATTTCGGGAACATGCTGGTCGACGTGGGCCGCAACATCGTCGAGGGTATTTGGCGAGGAATTCAGAACGGGTGGGACTGGCTGATCGACAAGGTGCAGAATCTAGCCAGGTCGCTATTGGACGCCGCCAAGCACGCGATCGGCATCACCTCGCCGTCGAAGGCGTTCGCGGCCGAAGTCGGCGCGATGATCCCACCCGGAATCGCCGAGGGCATCCGGGCCAGTGCCGACGTAGCGCGGGCCGCGATTCGCGACCTGACTGTCGACGACCTACTCGGGGCGGGCCGATCCGCCGTAGCCGGAAGGTCCGGGCAGGCGACGGCGGGAGCGATCGGCGGCCAGGGTGGATCCATTGTGCTGCAGCTGCGTACCGCCGGCGCACCGCTGGACGAGCTGCTGGCCGAGATCATCCGCCGTTACGTCAAGGTGCAGGGCGGCGACGTCCAGCAGGTATTCGGGAGATAGCCGTGGCCTATCCCCCGAATCCCCTCGACTACGAGGTCGAGATGTATCTCGCCGGCGGCTGGCGCGATGCGACGGCCGATGTGCTCGGCGACCCGGGGATCACCCTGCGCCGGGGCCGGAGCGACCAGTCGAGCACGCCGAACGCTGGATCGTGCACGTTCACGCTGCGAAACGATTCCGGGGCCTACTCTCCGCGCTGGCCGACCGGGCCGTGGTACGGCTCGATCGGGCGCAACACTCCGGTTCGGGTATCACTGCGCACGGCGTCCGACACGTTCACCCGGACCGTGTCCTCCGGCTGGGGTAGCGCTGACACCGGGCAGGCGTGGTCGACCACGGGCGCCGGGGGATCCGTGCTGGCCTCGGACTTCGCCGTCGGATCCGGGGTCGGTACCCACTCGGTATCGGCACGCTCCGCCTATCGGGTGACCTACCTGCCCACGGTTACCCATGCCTGTGTAGACGTCCGGGCTGACGTGAGCCTGCCGTTCTCCGATGTGACCGGGAGCGATCTGGAACCGTGCAACATCCTGCTGCGCGGTTCGTCGGTCACGAATTACCACATGGCCCGCGTCGTCGTGACCTCAGCCGAGGCGATCACGGTCAAGCTCATGCATTACGACGGCACCGTCTATGGCGGACCAGTCACCATCTCGGGCCTGACGCATTCATCCTCTCAGGTCCTGCGGGTCCGGGCTCAGGCCGAGGGATCCACGCTACGAGTGAAGGTCTGGGCGGCGTCTGGGAATGAGCCGTACGGCTGGCACCTGACCGCGCACACCGAACTGCTGCCCGCCGCCGGGTGGGTCGGGATCCGCAACGGTGTCTCAGGATCGAATACGAACACGCTACCGATCGTGTTCAGTATCGACAACGTTCGGATCCGCGTTCCGCTGTTCGCGGGCGAGATCGCGGACCTGGCACCCGGGTGGGACACCTCCGGTGAGTTCGTCACCTCCTCCGTGACGATCAGTGGACCGTTGCGGAGATTGGCGCAGAGCACGGCGCTGCAGAGCACACTGAGGCGTGGTTATTTGCGCGACCTCACCTACCCGCCGATCGCCTACTGGCCGTGTGAGGACGCCGCAGGTTCAACCCTCTTCTTCGCCCCGGCGATCGGCGACCAGCCGTTGTGGGTGGTGTCCGGCGCGCCATCGTTCGCCGCGCTGTCCCCGCTGGACAGCTCCGGCCCGCTGCCGGCCGTCAACCTGTCAGCCTGGTTCGCCCAGATACCGCCTTACACGCCCGGTGCCAACCGGTGTCAGGTCCGGTTCGTCACGAGCATGCCGGCCGGCGGGTTAGGCGTCGGGCTGCGCCGGCTCGTGGTGATCGCGTTCGCGGGCGGCTCGATCGGTAACCTCAGCGTGTACGCCGACGGCATTACAGGTGACGTCTGGTTGTACGTCTACAACAACACCGACGGCTCCTACATCTACGCCTCCGGCGGTATCGCGGCCGGGCTTAACGGCGCGGCCCGGCAGATCGGCGTGGAGTTCCAGCAGACGAACGCCACGACGGTCAACGTCAACCTGATCAGCCTGGAGCCCGGCGCCGGGGCGGTCGTGCAGATCTCATCCAGCGGGGCGGACATGCCGCTGACCCAGACGATCGGCGTCGCCACGTCGATCGCCGTCGATCCCGACACGGTGCTTCCGTCCACGGTCTCAATCGGGCATATCTCATTTCATACGTCCGCCGCTTCATTGCTGGGGCTGGCGTCACAACTGAACGCGTGGAAGGGCGAGGCGGCCGCGAACCGGCTCATCCGTCTCGGCGGCGAGGAAGGGCTTCCGGTGGCCTACGGGGGGGATCCGACCACCAGTGAGCCCATGGGTCCTCAGCTGTCGCTGGAACTGCTGAAACTGCTGTATGAATGCTCCGGTGCGGATCTCGGCGAGCTGTTCGAGGCGCGCGGCGAGCTCGGTCCGGTCTACCGGACCAGGGCGAGCCTGTGCAATCAGACCGCACGGATCACCCTGGACTACTCGGCGGGGCAGACCAGCCCGCCATTTCAGCCGGTTGACGACGATCGGTACCTGACCAATGACGTCACCGTGAGCCGCAACGGCGGATCGAGCGCACGCGCTGCTCTCAGCACCGGGCGGCTCGGGACCGCATCGCCGGATCAGGGTGGGTCCGGTCGGTATGCAACCCAGGAGACGGTCAACGTCTACCAGGACTCACAGCTGAACGATCTGGCCGGCTGGTTGCTGCACCTGGGCACCACCGACGAGGCGCGCTACCCGACGATCACGTTGGATCTCGCGAACATCCACCTGACTGCGGCAGGTCTGCAGGCGGCCGTGCTGGATCTGGATATCGGCGATCGGGTGGTTGTGCAGAACCCGAAGTCCGGACAGACGGTCGGCGATATCAGCCAGATCGTCATCGGACTAGAGGTGGTGGCCCGGCGCTACACCCTGACCGTCCGGCTCATCTGCGTCCCGGAGAGCCCGTATCAGGTCGGCGTGCTCGATGACACGGCCAAGAGGCTCGACAGCGACCGCAGCACGCTGAGCGCGGATATCACCACCACGGCCGTCTCGTTCACCGTGGCGATCGCGGCAGGCAGTGCGCTGTGGACCACTGCCGCGGGCGATATGCCGATAGCGATCACCATTGGCGGCGAGGTCATGTCGGTCGGGGCGATCAGCGGGACGAGCTCACCGCAGACGTTCTCCTCGGTGACCCGCAGCGTGAACGGTGTGGTCGTGGCGCACGCCGCAGGTTCCGAGGTGCACGTCACCTACCCGTTCGTACTGTCGTAAGGAGGAGCCGTGGCGTTCAGTGCGGGCCAGAAGCTGACGGCGGATCTGCTCAACGCCGCATTCGACCGGCGGCGGCGCGTCTACCAGACGTCGGATATCTCGGTAACCAACTCGGCCACCCTGGTATCGAGTACCGACATGGTGCTGTCGATGGAAGTCAGTGCCATCTACAGCGTAGACATGTATCTGATCACTGACGGCAACTCCACGGGGGACGCGAAATACAATCTTCTGGTCCCTACCGGGGCACTGGTGGTGAAGCACTCTCGATGGGGCGGGACGTCGTCGGACACCACGGTCACCGCAGCGCCGCATCGTCAGAGTCTGGACCAGGGGTCGATGGATCTCAGTGGAGTCGCCTTCGGGACCCGAGTCGCCTCCAAGCCCTCAGCGGTCATCGCGATGGGCAGCACGGCGGGAAGCTGTACATTTCAATTTGCGCAGAATACGGCGAACAATACCAACCCGTCCATGCTGCTCGCGGGATCCTGGATGGAGCTGGTCAAACTGAGCGCTTGATCTAATATTCGGTTGGCCATCCCTGCGAGCGCGCGTAGTCTCTGGCCCAACCGACACAGACATCGGTGGGGAAATTGCGGATATCGTCATGGGTACCGTCGCGTGCCGCACGCGTGTAGTCGGCGTGGTTGATAACTCCGCCCGCGCTTCTGACCCCTCGCAGGACATCGCGGATGTTCTGATCGCTACATTCGGCCATGTCCATCCGCGTGTCATTGCACACCACGGCAAGCCACCATGCGGCGATTTGCATCTTCCTCACCTGCGGACCGAGCCATTCATCCCGACTGTACGGTCGGGATGGTGAGGTCAGGCACAGCCCGGTAGCCCAGGGATTGCCGTTGCGGAGATGCCACGCTCGGTCGGAGCGAGGGACGGTATACACGATCTCGTCACCGTCGGTGATGGCATGATAACTGACACCGGCCTGCTCGCAGTAGCAGGCCAGATCCCATGCACCAAGCATTCCCACGGATTCGTGCAGAGTGATTAATCCCTCGAATCCCGGGCCACGTCCAGCACTTTTATTCCCGGTCCATCGGACCCGTTGCCTCGGCGGAATCATCGCATTCATGGACGCCTCTCCCATCCCACTGCTCCGGGACGGCAGTGGCGGCGAACTCCCCGATGGCGGCCAGGGACTCCAGGCCGGGCAGTTCACCGGTCCAGTCCTCTAGCTGACCGTAACTCTCACCTAGTGGGTGAGGGACCATCGTCACCATGTCCTATCCCTCTCTCTCGGGTGCGCCATCCGCCGATCAGACTGTAGCCCCCGGGCGATCAGGTGCACTAGTGCGCACCCCTGCAGGGTGGCAGGATGGTCACGGGCGGATGGCGTTGGCCGGATCATGAGAGGACGGAAACACCCATGTCGGCACCGGTGGTGGAACAAGAGCGCGCCGAAGCTGGGCGAAGCACTCGACCTCGCCTTCCGGATCACCCTTGGCATCCGCCAGGCTCTGGCGGATGCCCAAGGGATCGACAACCTGGCACCGCGTGCCGACGGCGTGACAAAACTCGTCCCAGAGGCTAGGCCCGAACAATAGAAGGGAGGCACGCTTGTGCCTACTATCGAGTCACATCAGGATCTGGATGAGCTGATGGCCGGTGTCATCGCCGTGGTGGAAGCGATGGTTGCAGCCATGGCGCCTGGCAGTCCAGGTGGAACGCAGATCACTCTGGACGAGCTGCTTCACAGTGTCGTCGACGGAGACATTAGGGACTCACTGCGTCGCCTTTATGAGGCGGTGAACACGATCGCCCACGGTGGACATATCGATATCGTTGATATGGTGGGGATCGTGAGTGACGCCGTTGTGGATCTCATCACGACCGTCAAGGCAGGTCTCGCCGACGGCCGGGTCAGCGTGGATCTGATCGTGAGTGGCATTACCAACGGACATCTGAAAGAGGTCGTCCGAAAGGCGATCGATGGTATCGAGAACATCCCTACCGAACTATCCGGCATCGGCGTTATCGGCATCATCATGTCGATGCAGAAATACGTCGGTCGTATCATCGACCTGGTCAAGAAGCTCAAGCACTGATGGCGATGGACCCCTCATCCTACATCTCCCTCATCCGGGATGGGGGGTCCGTTGCAGTCATCGTCATCGTTGGGATTTTGTTAGGTCGCGGAACACTTCGCCTCGGTCGCGAGGTCGCGGACAAAGAAGCGCAGTTGCGTAAGGTCGAGGCCGATCGGGACCGGTGGCAGAGGATCGCCACCGATGCGCTCGGACTCACCCATCGGGTCACCTCGGTATTGGAGGAGCGTGACCCACGGTGAAATTCACATGGCGGCCATGGCGAAGGCGCCGTGTCACGGATCCCGCAGAAAAGAGTGCCGCGAAGAGCGAGGCTGCCGAGTTGGCCCAGGCTGAGCACCTTCTTCGCGCACTGCGGAAACGTGTGGAAATAACGGAGCAATCCCTAGGAGACCAGCATGTCCGGTACCATCCAGATAACGGAACTCATCTGGACACTGGGAGCGTTACCGGCTGAGGCGGCGTGGATTTACAACGGCCGCAATGCCCGGCTGACCTATCGGGTTGCTCGGTTGTCCGGCACCAAAGCAGATCGCGCGTGGGCTGGAATGAATCTGTTGCTTACCACAGCGCTTTTGTTCGTAACGAGTAGCTTCATCCTCCTCGGAATTCTCGCCATGACACGGCGGCCCGCCACCGGGCACATCACTCTTCTCGGGTGGGTGGTCACCGTGGTCCTGGTCTGCGCGTCGCTGTGGTTCACGGTGGTCGGCGCGGCGTGGTCATATGCCGTCAAGGTGCTGCTCGGCGAAGTCAAGACTCCGGTCACCGCTAGTGAAGAACCGGATCACTTCATCCAGATCGACCTGCACAGCGCGTCATTCGCGCACAACCCTGACGCGATCGTGATGGCCAGCAGATCGGGGACCATTCTGGACGTGAACGGGCAGGCCGAGGCTATTACGGGGCGATCGCGTCAGGATCTGGTCGGGCGGCCGTTGTCGATACTCGTTCCGGCAGACCGGCGCGCTGGCCACGGCGATCTCATGGCTGGATTCTTCGCCAACCCGGAGGTTCGGATCATGGGCCACCATCGCGACGTCGCGATCGTCCGGCGGACCGGTGACGACGAGGAGGTGGTGCCGGTCCGCATCCATCTGGCGTGGTCTGCCATAGCCCGCCAAGGCTTAGTGGCCATCGCCACCATCCACCGCAGCGACCAGCACTGG